CGCCGTAGGAGTCATCACCTTTGAGGACGAACTTGTCAAAAACGCACCCGCAGGAACCAAATTTGCACCCCAGTCCACAAAAATTGTGTATCATGAAGTACATTGTTGTTATGTAGTTTCCCACTCCGTTACCCAACCCGGTGTCCAGGTCACCAGACCCTCTGCACCACATGAATAGTGCTTTGAGCCCGTTTCCCGTGACTACGGATTTGATGACTTTGGCCGAGAAGACGGTGGTGAGTGCCTCCTTCTCAGCAGCATTGCCATATTTGACAACGACATTGATGTAAACCAGGTATTCCAGCACCAAGAACAGCTCGCGCTGTGTTGCTTCATACTTGGACATGTCGTTTTCAAAGAACGATGCGCAGACGTTGAGCAGTTTTGAGAACTTTCTCCCGCAATCGGTGTAATTGCATGCATTCGCCACTTGAGGTAACTGGAAGAAAGCATCTTCCAATCTTGAGATAAAGCGAGCATACACTACATTGAACCGCGGGTCCCTGCCCATGATCATCCTAGGTGATTTGCCCTCGTCAAAATAGCGCTCATTTTTGACGAAGGCTGAGATTCGAGAGTTCTGACTAAGGTTACGGTCACCATTAGCCATCTGTGAGTATGCTCGCAAAAAGCGCTTGCGAACTGCGCCGGGCTTGCGCATAACATACTCTTTAAAACTAAACTCCGGCTTGTAGAACTCTCCGATTTGACCCACAAGGTGGTCGACGATACGAAGCAGGAGTCCCACGTCTATTTTGCTCCGGTCGGGGTACGGAGTGGCCTTAAGGTATCGCTGGCCAAGCGACTCCAACTGATTGTGGATGCAGTTGGACATCACCACTGTGGGCTGGGCATCTAACAGCGGGACCACAAGAGCCGGAGGTTCAACGCGACTGCCTCTACCCACAGCTGCAGATAGTAGGCTAGCCACTTTGCCCCATCCGACCATGATGCGGTTGCTGGTGAGTGACTCTCCAACAACCACATGGTCCCCTCGACCACCTTGAGCTTGTAACTCAGCTCCAGGCAGGATTCGCTGTACAGCGACGTAGTCCACTTCTCCAAGCTTTCCGAGAAAAGGTAGGACGCCTCTGTCGTGGCGGCCATCACCCAGTCCGTAAAGCCGGAGAATTGGGTCACGCAGGTGACATCCCCGACTGGGGCGTGCAAGCGCGACTCCATGCCGCAGGTGACAAACCGAAACTGATGCTCGTTTCCACTCTGGTGTGTTGTAGCGAAAACGAAGATCCTCGGTGCCAAAACCGGCACAGTGGCGGCCATATAGCTCAAGACAAAGTGAACGGTCTGAGCGATAAGGCTGACTCCCTGCCACAGTCGCAAACAAAGCCCGAGCGAAATGGCAGGGTTGCAGATGGCGAGCATGATGAACAGCAACGCGCAAATCTGCATGACGCGAGAACCCGGTAACCAGGCTAACCAGAAATTCTGCGCCGGAGTGCGATGAGCATACAACATATTGTTCTGCATGTTGTCTGCGGCTCTCTGCACTGTCAGTCGCACTCTGACAGTGTAGTGGAGATCGTTCTCCGCCTTGGTCTCCAACATCCGCTCCTTGAGCCAGCGTTGCGCAAGTTTGTGCACATGCGCAAGTCTCAGTTCCCTGCAGTCAACGCCGTTAACCATGTAACTGGTCTGCATGTTGATCACAAGGTACGAGAACAACTCTGGTATGACCAGAGTGTCCGGCAGCGAGCTGTTGGAAAAGCCCGCCAAGCGGTCGTCCGACACAGACTGCGTGTCAAACGTTGGCCACTGAAACATAGCCCGCACAGCCTTGATGGGCGCGAAAGCCCACCGGAAGGTGTGCTCCTCCGGGAGCAGGTGTTCGACCGGAGGTGGCGGTGCCTCAGCAACCAATTTATGTTGGCAGAGCAGGAAACTGACCTCTGCACACTCTTCGCAGAACAGCTGCTCTGCGGGGTCGATACCGGCCTGGTTAGCTCTGACCCAACCGTTGAAGCGGTCGAGTTGAGCCTGGGTAGTGTATCGAGCTCTGACCCCCTTCAGGTAGTGCTTAGTGTTCTCATAAATTCGAACACCAGCAGCCACCTGGGCTTGTGGCCCTGCAGGCTGTTTAGGCCCACGTCCACGCGTGTTTCCACGGGCCGCCGACTGGTTAAGGTTAGCAGCACTTGGGTTTTGTCGAGGCCCCCCAACTCTTGGTTCGTTTTTACCATCTCTTCCATTTTTCCTCTTGGCTGGAAGAGCAGCCTCACCGGAGTTCAACCCCCCACGGTGGTCATTATGGAACTCGTTCATTGTGGCCCCGAGGCCGAACGGGTTCATAATTTAATCCAATTCAGGACCAGTGAATGTGGTATTAAACCCCACAACACCTTAGGCCCAGTGCTTGGTGACACGGCAATTGAGATGGA